ATGGGCGGATATGGGAATACATCAAAAATGTAATAGGGTTTGATGTTCCTTATGAGAATTTAACCTATTACAACAACTATGATTACCCAGTTAAAAAACCAACAAAGTTTGGTAGCAATATTGATTTAAAGTTGTTGAAAGACGATATAAAAAACACGATTAAATTCAACAAACTAAAAACAACTGGTGTTAATCGATATAACACAAGGTCGCATATTCCGTTGGAATTGGTGAAAGATATTTTAAAACGATGTGAACAATATGTAGAGAGGTGAGTGTTTGACAGAGCAAGATATTCAATATGCGTTAGGGCAACATTTGTTTCTTAAAAATATATGCATACCTAATGTAATGATGAGGGATAGCGGAAAGCCGCCTTATGAGGCTGACTTTATATACTTCAATCTAAACACTTTGCACTTAACAGAAGTTGAAATCAAAACGGATATAAATGATTTCAGAAATGATTTCAAGAAAGCACGTTATCACGATAATCACAATGTGATGTATCTGTATTACGCAATACCAAGAGATTTGTATGATGATCATTATGAAACGATTGATGAATTACTTGGTGATGCTGGTCTAATCTTAATTGATGAAATAGATACATTTGATTGTAGAGGTAATATTTATGAGTTTGGTGGTTTTGTAAAGAGAGCAAAACGAATAAAAGGTTCTGTTAAATTAAACGAAAAAGAAAAGGAATATTACATGAGGATTGGATGTATGAAATGGGTGAATAGATAATGCCAATAAACAGTAAAGATAAAGGTAAACGTGGCGAACGAATGTGGCGTGATGTATGTAGGTCGCATGGATTCGATAAAGTCCGTAGAACTGCACAATATTGCGGTAACACAGGTGATGCATCGGACTGTGTTGGTTTACCTAACATACATCAAGAGGTCAAATTTGTTGAAAATTTGAATGTCCGCAAGGCTTACGAGCAAGCGGAACACGATGCAAAACAAGCAAACAATGGCGATATACCTATTGTGGCTTGGAAGAAAAGCAATCAAAAGTGGCTTGTAGTTATGAGTGCAGATGATTGGTTTAAATTGTACAAGGAAAGTGAGTGGAGTAATGGTTAATATGAGTGAGTTTGTTCCTGATAATAACCTTAATTGGTTAGCACTAGCAGCTTGTGTATATGGAAATATAAGTGCTGGTAGAGCGTTATGTTGTTTAGGTTTGAAAGGTACTAAACCACAAAAGACTTATACACGTGCAAGTGAGTTAGATGGAAATTCATTATTACAAATGCATAACGCTGGAATGTCATTAATGGCAATTAGTTATCAAGTAGGAGCAGATTATAAAACGGTGAAAAAAGCGTTAGTTATGTTAGGGGTGGAGTTTTGAAAGAACAAATGAAAGTAAAGTTGGTTAGTGAATATGCACAGTTACCAACAAGAGGAAAGGTGGACTCCAATTTACCGCAAGTATCAGCTGGGTTAGACCTATATTGTCCGTTTAGTGTAACAATACCAGCGGATAGTAAACGACAAATTCCATTGGGTGTAGCGGTTGAAATTCCACCTAATCACATGGGGTTATTAACACCGAGAAGTAGCATGAGCAATACACCGCTACGATGTGCCAATAGCGTTGGGATAATCGATGAAGATTATAGAGGTGAGATTATCATTGTGTATGAGAATGTATCTTGCAAAAATTACACAATAAATAAAGGTGATCGCATCGCACAACTAATTATCGTTCCGATTAAATTGGTCGATGTAGTAGAAGTAGATGAATTGAGTGAAACAGAACGTGGTACTGGAGGATATGGTAGTACTGGTAAATAAGTTTTTAAAATTAATTAACTGCAAAGGAAAAAAACAAAGAAGTTGAAGAATGGAAAATGAATTGGATCGTAATTATAAAAAACTACAACGGATGCATGAAATGGAACGTGATGGGGCATTAATGTGTGTAACGTTACTAATACTATCAATGTTAGTTATGATTGCGTTCTTGGTGTATTGGTTATTTAAGTAAAGGATATGGGCGGTGAAATATCCGCCCTATCATAAGAGGTGAGTATGAGTACTTTTTACAGAAAAACTAGGCAGTATATACTTTCAGCCTATAGCATTGAAAGTTTAAATGAGATTAGGCGGAAAGTGGATGATGTTTATAATGCAGGAAAACTTACAGATAAAGAGTATAAAAAGCTAGTAAAACTTATGGACTATATAGTTGAAAAAGGTGTTAAGTGCATAATGGTAGGGTTATAAGAAATGGAAATGACACATTATCAAAGTTTTTTGTTTTCGTTGATTGTGGTGTTGCAAATATTGTTGACTACGTATAGTTTCACTAAAGAAGATTTTGGAATGTTCGCAACAGGAATTACAACATTGTGCTTACTGGTATTGTTTGTTTCAACATTGGGGTGTTAATATGACAAGCTATAGCGGATATGTTGAACACTCCGACTTTTACATAGCACCTCAAAGTTACCAAGATGCATTTGATTTCTTGTGCCAGCTTGCGGTAGAGAGTGATGAGGATGCGTTCTATATAGGCAAGGTAAGTGAAAATATTGATGATTTTGATTTATACGATGTAGTTAAATTCAAATGGAATGAGGATAGAGGAGCGTGGGTGCAGTATGATCACAGATAAACAAGGTAGAGCGTGGTTACTTCAAAAGCTATATGATGATGGCTGGCGGTATATTGTGGCTGATAAATACGATAATATGTATCTAACAAATGAAAAGCCATCCATGTTTGATGATGTGGACGAAGTAAGAATAAGCAGTTGTAAAAAGTATATTGGTATAACTGGGGTTATGGCAGCGTTGCCAAAATTAAGTGCTAATGAGGTTTTTAGTATTGAAGAGGAATTAGGTATTGTTGATTGGTCGAAAGTAGAAGTTGATACACCGATTTTTGTAAGAAATAGCATTGCCGAAGTGTGGAAGTGTAGGTATTTTGCCGAATATGAAGATGGAAAAGTGTATACGTGGCGTGATGGAAAAACATCTTGGAGCAATGTAGTGTCTGATAGACCTGTTGCTTGGGGGGATGCGGAACTAGCGTTTAAAGGGTGAGGTGAAGTGTTTGGGAGAATTAGACGAAAAGAAACTAATAGAAACGGCTGTTGAGTACCTACAGCCTGTTAAACTCATTGATGTACAGATTGCATCTATCAAGGAAGAAATCAATCAGTTAAGAGCGAACCTTACATCCATAGGTGCTATTGATTACTCAAAAGATAGAGTAACAGGCGGTGGAACTCCGCAAGGGTTAGAGGGTAGCGTAGCTAGATTTCTTGATACAGTAGCAGAACGTGATAAGCGTATTGATGAGTTATCAAAGCTAAAATGCGATGCGATCAATAAGATAGATGCACTAGATGAAAAGCTAGGGGCAATCATCTTGCGTTATGAATTTGTATTAAACAATACAACAGAAGATGCTTATAAGATGATTGGGTGTTACTCAACTAAACAGGCTAAACGATATAAGCAAAAGGCATTATTGGAGTTTGGGCGAAAACTTGTCCAGTAATGTCCGCAAATGTCCGTTAATGTCCATATACCTATAGTTTGCTATTAGGTATAATATATATGTAGAAGTTGCCACTAAGCGACTACTACTCACTCTTTCCTTAGGACATCAAAACACAACAACAAGCACGCCCATATAAGAGCGTGCCTTTGTTGTATATGGGCGAAATGGAACGTATAGCGCTAACGGTCGCAGAGTAGCAGCGCAACCATAATTGATAGCTAAGGAAACAACACTATACTTTTTTCTAATTTCAATCTGAAAGTATGTGTTAAGACAAAAACTTTATATGTAAATTTACTGCTAACTGATAAGGGTGGGTCGAATATCCTCACAATATATAGCTTATACATTATTAACCTTAAAGATATGAACCTGCCCTAATTGGTTATACACATTGAATACTGACAACTAGCAGCCTACAAAAGAAACTTATTCATATTCTTGTTGTTACTTAACCTAACACGATTACGATCCATCAAATTGTTAGTTGTTGGTATTGAGTGTGTAATGATTGCTGAAAAGTGTGTACCACGCTTGCGTTTTAACAAAGGTTAGAACGTGCTTAGGCTTTAATTGTGTGGTATACAATTTTGAGTGATTATTGAAAACTGAAGTTATATTTGTTTCCTAGGTACTTAACACGATATAGAGTTTTAGAAGGAACGCTAAAACCTATGTGTTACATTGACAAGAGTTCAATGGTATAACTTCGGTTTTGAGTAATCAATACAAACAAAATGAATAAAACTATCATAAAATGAGGTATATCTACGTGGATATATCTCATTTTTTGCATAAAACTAACAAAAGAGGGAAATATGACACAGGTACATTGCGATAGAAAGCATTGCTTGAACAATGATAAATATGGAATATGCACGGCTGATGCAATAGAATATAACGGCTTGTGTCAGACGTATATAACGGCTAAACATTCTTGTAACCACATTGCGGAATATGTCGCAAGGATAAAGGTAAGTTAAAACGGAAAGGCGGTGAGGTTTTTAAATAATGGAAATTGTAACGAAAAGCTTACATGAATTAACTCCATATGATAAGAACGCACGCAAGAATGATAAAGCCGTTCCGTTAGTAGCAAAATCAATTGAATTATTTGGGTTTAAAGTGCCGATTGTAATTGATAGAAATAATGTAATTGTATGTGGACATACCAGATATAAGGCAGCACATGCATTAGGTATTGAAGAAGTACCTTGTATTATTGCTGATGATCTAACAGACCAGCAAATAAAAGCGTACAGACTGGCGGATAACAAAGTAGCCGAGGCATCTAAATGGGATAAAGGTATTTTGTCATTAGAGATGAATGAAATATTTGATTTCGATATGTCGGACTTTGGATTTGAAATTGCTGATCCAGTAGACACAGTTGAAATAGAATTACCGCAAAAGGAAAACGAGCGTGAGCGTACGGCTAATGCATATAACTTGTATGATTTTGATGAAAACAGATGCACAGGGATATATGACATACCTACACTGGATAAGGTGATACACACGCCGAAGTCGTTAATGGGGTTTAATTATTGCAAAAGTACACCTCCACAAGAAGGCGTAGGGGTTCATTTCTTCCTTGATGATTATCAATTTGAAAGAGTATGGAATAGTCCGGAAGATTACTGTACCATGCTTGCAGATTATGATTGTGTATTAACGCCTGATTTTAGCCTATACACGAACATGCCAATAGCGATGATGATATGGAATACATATAGAAGTCGCTTAATCGGTCAAATGATGCAAGACTATGGATGTACTGTTATTCCTACTGTGTCATGGGCTGGTACAGATAGCTATGATTTCGCGTTTGATGGATTACCAACAGGCGGAACAATAGCGGTATCAACAATAGGCGTTAAAAGAAATAAAGATGCATTTGATATATGGACACAAGGTATGGACGAATGCATGAAGATTGTTAAACCGCATAACATAATCGTATATGGCGGTGATATTGGGTATACATTTGATTGTGATGTAACATACATTAGCAATGCAGTAACTGACAAGATGAAAGGGTAAGGTGAATATATGGGTGGTAGAGGCGCTGGATATTCGCTAACAGGTAGCGGAGAAGAAAGCAAAGGCACAAAGAAAAGCAAGACAAAACTTGCAGCGTTGCAAGCTAGCTTTGATGCTAAATTCAATGATCATGTAAATAACATGAGAGCAAGGCAAGGCCAAGTGTGGCACATTGAAAAAGGAAAAGGCCGTGCAGAAAAAAATAGAGCAGACAGAGAAAATGCTAGTATAAACAGTCTAAAGGAAAAGATTGAAAAACAAAAACGAGTGGTAGAACGTCAAGTAGCTCGTGATAATGCTAGAGGAAGCCTGTTCGACCATAAAGGTAATTTAAACATAACTACACGGAACATCAAACAGGTAAAAGCGTATTTAAAAGATTTAGATAGTGGCAAGGTACCTAAAACTAGAACGACAGCAACTATTAGAACGTGGAAAAAGAAAGTTGCTAATTTAGAGGCTAGCATGAAAACAGCAAGTAAAACAAAGATATCGACAAGTGCTAAAAGTTTAATTGATAGTGGTAAAGTTACGCAATGGGCGAAAAGACCTAACACATATTTTATTAAAGGACTAAAGAAAACGGCATTAGAATTACAGCCAGATGGAACGTTTAAACATAGCCCTCGTTATCATGGTCCAGCAACTCATGAACATGCAGCGAGGGTGGCCAATTTCATCAAAACAGGTAATTTATAACCATAAACCACGGATATAGCACAGAAAGGGGGTGAGCCAAGTGGCTATCAATAAACAAAACCTAAGAGATATAGGCAAGTTACCGAAAGAAGAGCGTCAACGGCTTGGTTCACTCGGTGGCATTGCTAGTGGCAAGGCAAAAAGAGCCAAAAAGACATGGAGAGAAATAACCAATACATTACTTGATACACCATTAAAAGATGGCCAAGTAGACGAGAAAATAAAGAGCCTTGCAAGTGCTAAGGGGTTAAATATAACGGCACAGACGGCCATTGTACTAAAACAGGTAGTAAATGCAATTAATGGTGATAATAAAGCAGCTGAATTCGTATTGAATGTATCTGGCGGACTTACAGAGAATGAAGAGCCAACACAGGACACGTTCAAGCGTGTTGATTTAACTGAGGTTATTATTCCACATTATGACGTGGTAAGTGCTGATATTAAACGGCATAGACACACGCATTATTGGTTGACTGGTGGACGTGGTAGTACTAAATCGTCATTTGTTGGTATTGAAGTAGTAGACACCTTGATGAGTAACAAGGATTGTCATGCGGTTGTATTACGTAAAGTAGGGCAGACACTTAAAAACTCCGTATACGCTCAAATAGAGTGGTGCATTGAGAAATTAGGCGTATCTGATAAATTTACATTCAAGAAATCACCGCTAGAGATTATCTATAATCCAACAGGGCAACGGATATTATTCCTAGGTGTTGATGATCCACAAAAAGTAAAATCAATTAAATTACCATTTGGGTATGTCGGTATAGTATGGTTCGAAGAATTAGACCAATTCGCCGGCATGAATGAAATACGAAATATAAACCAGTCCTTATTACGTGGAGGTGATAAGTACTGGTGTTTTTATTCGTTTAATCCACCTAAAAGCCGTGATAATTGGGTGAATGTAGAACAATTAACAGATGATGCAGATAGAATGGTAATCAAAAGCGATTACACTATGGTACCTGTGGAGTGGCTAGGGCAACAATTCGTTAATGAAGCCGAAAAGCTAAAAGAGGCACGGCCTGACCTGTACGCTCATGAATATATGGGCGAAGTAACAGGCACAGGCGGTGATGTATTCCCTAACGTTGAAGAATTAGACATCACAGATGAAATCATAGATACATTTGATAATGTATTCCATGGTATTGACTTTGGTTTTGCTACTGATCCATTCGTATACATGAAAATGAACTACGATGAAAAGCACGATACTATTTATATTTACGATGAAGTATACGGTACTAAATTAACCAATAAGAAAGCCGTGAACCTCATCAAGGATAAAGTAGGTGATAGGCCTGTATATTGTGATAGTGCAGAACCTAAATCTATAGCAGAATTTACAGAATTAGGTATAAGAGCCTATCCAGTGCGTAAAGGGCCAGATAGCCGTGATTTTAGTATTAAATGGTTGTCAGATAGAGCAAAGATTTACATTGATAAAAAGCGTTGCCCTAATGCATATCGTGAGTTTATGTCATATGAATTCGCACAGGATAAAGATGGTAATTTCATTTCTAGCTATCCTAAACATAATGACCATACCATCGATGCGGTGCGTTATGGCTTACGTGAAATTATGGACGGTGCAAGATTTAGTTGGTAAGGAGGTACAATGCTAACAATTAATGAAATATGGCAAGCGATCATAGAAGGGAATAGTGGTATCTCTGAACGTGAATTCTTGCAAAATGAAATACGTAAATTTTTAAGCGGTAAAGAAAGAAAAGACATGCTGACCGGTAGACGATACTACGAGGGGAAGCATGACGTTCTAAACAAAAAGAGGACTACCATCATCGAAGATGGAAAGTTGATGGAGTTGCAAAACTTACCGAACAATAAAATCGTTGATAACAAAATCGATGATTTGGTAGACCAAAAAGTCAATTACATGCTCGGTAAACCGCTTGAAATTAAGACGGAAGATGACCGCATCACTGATATATTTAATCGTAGATTCCAACGTACACTATTAAATGTATGCAGCGATTCGCAGATAGCTGGTAAAGGGTATTTGTATCCGTATATTAACGCAAATGGTGATATAGTGTTTAAACGTTTAAAGCCTGAAAACATTATTCCGTTTTGGCGTGATGATGATCATACGCAGTTAGATGCATTTGTGTATATGTACGATATGGAAGTGTATGCTCCGCTAGGTGCTAATCAGACAGTAACATTTGTAGAGTTTTATACAAAAGACAAAGTAAAGTATTACACCTATCAAAATCAAAACTTGTACATCAATCAAGAAAAAGACGAGCAACGCTATATTAACGCTGGCAACGTGTTCTATGATTGGGGTCAAGTACCTTTAATCTGTTTCAAAGGTAATCATATAGAACAACCTATTATTAATCGTGTTAAGTGCTTACAAGATGCATTGAATGATATGTATTCGATGTTAGCGGATAACATGATGGAAGATAGTCGGAATACAATTCTGATATTGAAGAACTATGACGGCACAGACCTGGCAGATTTTAGACAAAAGCTAGCCCAATATGGAGCGGTCAAGATTAATACTGTAAATGGTGATGGTGGTGTTGAGGCTTTACATATAGAAGTGAATACGGCTAACTATCAATTTATTATCCATGCATTGAAAACGGCAATTATAGAAAATGGCCGTGGATTTGATGCAAAAGATGATAGAATGGCTAATAATCCTAATCAGATGAACATCATGAGCATGTATTCTGATATTGATTTGGATAGTAACCAACTTGAAGTAGAATTCCAAGCATCATTTGAAAAAATGCTTGAATTCATTGGCCAGTATTACAACATTCTAGGTAGTAACGCACTTGACGATGTGGAATTTATATTTAATAAACTCACACCAGTCAATGAAAGTGAAATCATCAACAATTGCCGTAACAGTGTAGGCATCATCTCCAACGAAACAATCGTATCTAATCACCCATGGACATTAGACACCAATGAGGAATTAGAACGTTTGAAGAAAGAACAGGCCGAATTAATGCCTGACTTTGTAATTCCTAATGGTGGTGAGGGACATGGCGAATGATTACTGGCAAAAGCGGTATGAACGTATCCTAGATGAAGCATTTCAAAAGGCGACGTTAACCGATGAGGAAATCAAAAAGCAGTATGCACGAGCGTTACGGCGGATAGAAAAGACCATTAATGATTGGTATCGAAGATTTGCCAATGAAAACGGCATTACGTTACAAGAAGCACGAAAGCTACTAGATAAGTACGAAATGAAAGCCTTTAAGATGGACTTGAAAGAGTTTGAAAAAGAGGCGAAACAATTCGGAATGTCTAAGGAACACCAACAAATGCTATCTAATGCATCGATACGTGAGCGGTTAAGCCGTGAGCAAATGCTGTATATCAATATGGTGCATGAAATCGAAGTTATGGCACATAGTCAAAATGTATCGGTTAAAAATATGCTTGATGATGTCTATAGATCATCAGTATATAAGAGTGCATATACGGCACAAACGCAACGAGGCACGTACTCAATGATTAATAGCATTGATGGTAAGCGTGTTGATAGTGTTATAAATAGCCAATGGGCTAATGATGGACAAGATTTCAGCAGTCGCATATGGAGTGATAAGGTCAAGCTAGTAGCTAACTTGCAGAATGATTTCACACAAGCGTTGATGATTGGCCAAGGTGCTGACACTATGGCTGATAACCTAAGCAAGCGAATGAAAACATCGTATAGCAACGCTAAACGGCTAGTAGAAACAGAAACAGCACGAGTACATGAACAGGGCTTTCTTGATAGTATGGCAGAACTCGATGTTGATAAGTTGGAGATACTAGCCACGCTAGACAGTCATACATCGCCTATTTGTAGGAGAATGGATAGAAAGATTGTTAGACGTGTTGATGCTAAACCTGGCGTTACTGTTCCTCCGTTCCATTGCTATTGTCGTTCTACTACTATCCCTTATATAGAGGGGTTAGAGGGTGAAACACGAACAGGCAGAAATAAAGATGATAAAAGCATCGATGTGAATGGTGCTATATCCTATGAAGAATGGGAAAAACAATATATTAGTTAATAAGCAGCTTAACGGCTGCTTTTTTAATTGCCGTTTTAGTATTGTTAGGCGTAAAACAACAAGACCGTAGCCGTGAGGTGTGGCTCACGAAAATAAAGCGAAATGGGTATTTGTATAAGGGGGTCAATATGACTAAAGACGAATTAATGAAGTTAGGTTTGAGTGAAGAGGTAGCGGACAAAGTGGTGGAAGATTACGGCAAAAATTACGTATCTAAAGACCAATTTAATGCGAAAAACGACAAACTCAAATCTGTGGAGGGGGAATTATCAAAGGTACGTGGTGAAATTGATAACCTTCAAAAAGCTAATGCTAGTAACGACGAACTAAAGAAACAAATCGATGCATTGAAAGCCGATTCAGACAAAAGAACCACTGAATACGAGGCGAAAATCAAAAGCATGGAAATCGATAGTATCGTTAATACGGCATTGAGTGGTGTCAAATCTAAGAACAATAAAGCTGTGCGTGCTTTGTTAGATCTAAGCGATGCAAAAATTGAAAATGGCGAAATTAAAGGGCTCAAAGACCAACTAGATGCGGTCATGAAAGAGAACCCTTTTTTATTTGGCGAAAACACAAAACCAACAGGCACACCAGCTGGCAATGAGGGCGGTAAGCACGGAACACCTACGATTACATCAAAGGAATTTGCCAAGATGAACTATGCTGAACGCTCTAAACTTTACGATGAAAATCAAGAACTCTATAACCAATTATCAAAAGGAGATAACTAATGGCAACAGGAATTACTACTTCTACTCAAATGATTAAACCGCAAGTAATGGCAGACATGGTGTCCGCTGGCTTGCCTAAAGCGATTAAATTCACACAAATTGCAACATTCGACAACACTTTGGTGGGTCAACCAGGTGAAAGCGTAACAGTACCAGTATGGGGTTATATCGGTGATGCGGTAGACCTTACTGAAGGTACAGCAATGGATACAGAACAAATGACTGCATCTCACGATGATTACAAAATCAAAGAGGCTGGCAAAGCAGTTGAATTGACTGATAAAGCTATCCTTACAGGTTTGGGCGACCCAGTTGGTGCAGCTGCTCAACAACTATCTATGTCCATTGCATCTAAAGTTGATAACGATGTATTGGCTGCATTGAGTGGCGCTACACTTACTTCTACTTCTACAAGTGCAATCTCTTACAATGGCATTGTTGATGCGGTTGCTAAATTCGATGAGGAGCAAGAAGGCGTTGTGAAATATTTATTTATTTCCTCGGCACAAGAGGCAACTTTGCGTAAAGATCCTAACTTTATCGACAAAAACAAATACGGTAACGATGTAATGGCTAGTGGCGTGATTGGTAAAATCGCTGGTTGTAATGTTGTTGTATCTCGCAAAATTGTAGAAGATGCAGGCAATTTCAACAACTATATCGTTCAAGTTACACCAGAACCAGAAGATGGTGTTCCAGCACTTCCAGCAGTAACAATCTTCATGAAACGTGATGCATTAGTTGAAACTGATCGTGATGTATTAAAACGTACAAACGTTATTACAGTTACTGAACATTACATTGCAGCATTAACTAATAAATCCAAAGTTGTAAAAGCAACATTTAAGAAATAGTAGGTGAAATTATGGGAATGCTATTGAGACGATACCACAAGACGGAAAATCCAACAGTAGAGGAAACTACGAACACGGAAGAAAATCCAACAGTAGAGGAAACTACGGATAGCAAAGGATTGGTGCAGAATGTTAGAAAAAATTCTAGATCTAATTCTGACAATAACGAATAAAAGCATTGATGTTGAAACACCTATTCTTAACTATCTGATTACTGCAGAAACCCAACGAGTACTCAATATTATTAACTGTAAAACGCTACCGGCTGAACTCGAACACGTAATAGTGCATCGGGTAGTCGGAGCGTATTTACAAACTAATATTGTTGCGTTAGTTGGTGTTGAAAACTTAGACGTGCCTACACAGATTAAAATGGGTGACACTCAAGTGAGTTTTAGCAGTAAAAGTGCAGAGGATAGATTGAAAGAAATGGCTCAAATATTCGCAAATTATGGAGAGGGTGAGTTGACATGCTTCCGACGGCTGAAATGGTAGAGAAGTACACAAAGCAAATCGAGAAACTTTACGATTGTGAATGTACGATTGAAACCGAAATCGACCAAATGGACGAAGAAACAGGGATAATGGCAAAATCAACAAAAATTGACGGCCCATATCCTTGCAGATTGTCATATAAAACATCGAATACTGCCAATATGGCTGAAATTCCAAAATTTACGCAGTATACGAGCCTTTTCTGTTCGCCTAGTGTAATCATACCAAAAGGCTCTCGAATAGCTGTTACAGGGCGAAATACGAAGCAACTTTTTCGCAGTGCCTCGATTTCTGCACGGTACGACACCCATCAAGAGGTGCAACTCGAAAATTTAGAGGTGCATTGATATGGGCGTTGAATTTGATATGGACGAATTTGCTGAATTTAATCGTAGCTTAGTTAAACTGAGCCAGTCGGGCAGTCTTCAGAACTTTAACAAGCAAGTTGTGAAGGAATTGGCCAATGTGTATGTGCGTGAAGCTAAATTGAATACACCAGTCGGTAAACGATCGGTTAAATTCATGCAAAACGGCAAGGTACAAACAAAGTACTTTGATAGTGAGCATACCCGCCAATCGTGGAGTGTTGGTAGATATCAACTGAACGAAAAAACCGGACGGATTGAGGTATTTAACACATCCTCTTACGCCTCGTTCCTTAATGATGGCCATCGGCAAGAAGTTGGGAGATTTCTTCCGTGGATAGGTCAATCTAAAGGCGGAGTTATGCAAGGCGGTAGACTGAAAAAGCCTTGGGTAGACGGTGCGTACATGCACGAAAAAGCCGAAAAGGCACTCAGTAAAAACGCTAAACGTATTATGGAAATTACATTAAAGAAATGGATTGAAAAGCATGGTGGATTCTGATGTATTAACAGCTGTATCTAAAGCCGTACATACGGCACTTAACGTGCCTATATACCTAGAATTCAAAGAAAACAATATGGCATTCCCTTGCGCATATATCAAGGTGATTGAGCCTAGTATGGGCAGACATGTCGGTGATCTTTATAACACTTCTTTGGATTTAGACATCATGTATTACGCCAATAATCTTGATGTGGTTACTGATACGCGAAAACTCATTGATATTCCTAGCGTGCTGTACCTACAGCTTGAATTTGTACAAGTTGGGGAACGTACAATTATGGGCACAGGTATGAAGTACAAGATTTCAGATGGAGTGCTGCACTTCTTCGTAACGTATGAGAACATACTACGGAAAGTGGCCAAACCTATCGAACGTATGAAGCACATGGAATTAACAGAAAGGGTAAAAGATGGCAGATGAAAAACAAGCAGTCGAGGTAACGACTGAACAACAATTTGATGCTTACGCTATCATTGCATCTGACAAATACAGACGGTATCGTGATTTACTCACTTGCCTTCTTAATGAAGATGAAATGTATACGGAAAGCGATATTGATAAGATTTTAAATCAGGCATTAACAACGCCTGTGAAAGGTTAGTAAAATATGGCATTAGGTGGTGGCACATTCTTATTCCACAATAAAGTATTGCCAGGTACTTATATTAACTTCGTATCCAAAGACCGAGCATATGCAGAAGTATCTGACCGTGGCT